CATTGTTTGCATCCATGCTGTTTCTTCTTAGATATGCTTCATTTCTATAGTATATACTTCCTGTGCTAGTTGGTTCAAAATCTCGCGGTGAAAAAATTGCTACACCATTTGTAAACACACCAATTGGACCATCACCTCTGAGAGGCCATGCACTGGCCGCCTTGGGTGTTCTAGGTATTTTCCAATTGAACTGTGTTGCACTGGTTGGTCTTTGATCAGTTACCAAACCTTCTGTGTCTGGTGCTACTGTGTTTGTAGGACCGCCTGATGCATCTGTAATGCCACTGGTTCTAACATACACATAATCATCATGCCATGAAACTTTTTCAACATCTGCAGGTACATTTACCAAATGTTCATTTTCACTGATTGTGTTTGCTGGTGCAACCACGTTGCCTGAACTGTGTTGCCAACTTGTTATAATTGGATTTCTTCTAACTGTGTGATCCACAGAATTAAAAGTTTTTACAATATCTACATCATCAAATGGTAATGGTGCGTGTGCAATCACTGCCGTTCCACCCAATCTTTCTGAAAACTGATTGTCTGTGTGTTGTTCTACTTTTTCAGTGATTGCCATGTTACGTGAATGTTCAGTGATGATGGCACTTCCTTTATCCAACACAGTTTTTTGATCTTGGAACAATGATGGATTAACTTTGTATTTGGTACTGTAAGGTTTGTTTTTATCTATGTACTGTTCCAGTATGTTTACAGCATCATAACCAATACGTCCTGTTGTATTAACCTGTTTTTTAAGTTTTGGAACAATGTATGTTGACTTCTTAATCCATTCTGAGTTTGGCAGTTCTTTAACAGCATCATATATACCAGCAAACCAAATTTTATTATAGTCTGCTTGACTTAAAATGTTATTGCGGAAACTATCCATAATTTTAGTAAATTCATGTATTGGATCTGGATCAAATCCTGCATTATCAAAACCAGACGAGTCCAAACCATATGCACCAGTCACTGGATCCCACAAACGATCATCCAGTTGTATTGTGCCATTTTCTTTCCATACAGGCTCCCACTTGCCTGTTGAATTTTCATATCTATAGATGCTGTCACGTTTAATACCATCTGCGTGTAGAACATCTTTGGCTAATACATATTCACCATCATACTGTCCAGTTAATTGATTTGCATCACCACTGGTTAACAATGGTGTGATTTCTGTAACTGTTCTATTAGGAATAACAAACTTATCAAAGCGATCTGAGTCAAACCAATCTACATTTTCCCAATAGTCTGCAACATTATAATCTTTAGATCCAACTGAAACTGTTACATCTAGATATGTTTTATATTCAGGACACTTGTCTACAAGATTTGTGTTAATCAATAGATTGTTTAATTGATTTACAACTTCACGTCTGCTGATGTTTTTATATTCAAACCAGCTTCTGCTGGGTCGTATGCTGTCGCCTACACGATCCAATGGATGAAGATTTAAATCAGGAACCATTTTTTCTTCTGGTATTTGAATAGTTTCTTCTAATTCATCAACGTCTATAACATTATATACTCTACGCCATGCCATTCTGTTTGTTTGTGGTTGTATGTTTGTGTTACTATCAATCAAACTCATATAATATGCAGGAGATTCATCTTTTTCTTCGTTAATAATATGTATTTCATTGCCCATCATAGGATGATTATAACAACCATACCATAATGTGTTTGGCGTATTTGCATCTGGCTTAAATATTATTTTCTTATCTTGTGTATTAGTGCCACTTGAAAGAGCAGTATCATATTGTGCTACTGTTGATTCTACACCATCTAGAAAATAACGTACTCCGGTTGGTTGAACATAGGGTTGATTTGTATGAAGTTTACCATCTAGTTTAGGATTGAATATAAAAGCATGAGTCACGTTAGTTGAATCATTTTGATCAAACAAATATGTTTTGCCACGCTGTAGTGTCAGTATTTGTCCAGGATCTGTTTGAGTGCCATTTATTGTATAACAATTAGCAGAACCTCTATTGTAATATCTTTGTGTAGCTCCTTTTGTAGCTACAGCAATTTTAATAGTTGGAACAGGAGCATCTATGCTAACAACCTGTCCATTTGTGTATGTGCTAGTGTCAAGCCATTCTGCTTTGTACGTTTTCTCTTTTTTGTTTTCGTTGCTACCTCTTAAACTATCTTTTAAACGTCTATGAAAATATTCTGGAATTGCAGTATCATTTTCAATGATAGGTGTCCAATGAGTGTGTTGATTATCTTCATTGCTGGTGTTTGTAATTTGTAGCACAGTTTTTTCAGTAGTGTCGCTTCGTAAATTAGAAACAATAAAACTGTCTTTTCCTGTAGCATTAAGCCATTTCACATCCTGTGCAGTAGGATTTTGAATTAGATTAGCAAGATTTAAAACACTAGAAGTTCTAGTAGTTCCTAATGGTATGCTGGTTTTATTCTTTACCCAGAAATAATAAAAAGTTACAGTACCAGCAGTAACTGGATCATATTCATCAACTTCTGTGTAGTAATATAAATCATTGCCAAATGAATCAGTTACTTTGTATGGTTCACCTGTTAGAGGTAGTCCATTTATAACCTTACCACCAGCTACACTTTCTAAGTATTGATCTGGAGCAACATCTGATCGTGTCCATTCATACACATCAATTGTTGCACCTTTAAACAACGTACCCCAATACTGTGTTCTATATTCAATTGAATCTTGTTCATAATCGATGTAAATTGCTTTATTGGTATCCCACCATACACTACCTAAATAGTTACTGCCCCATGCCTGTTGTTGGTTTATTTGTGCAGTTGAATCTGTGCTATTGGTATAGATAGCAGGATCGTTTATTGTTTTGTAATTAATCTCTCTATCTGCTAAACCAGGAATGACTCCTTTAAATGGATCATATGCTTCTGCTTCTGCTAGTACACTGGCTTGGTCGTGCAAAATAGAACTTTGTATAGTGGTAGGTGATACATGATTGTCGCCTTGTGTTCTCAGTACAATCCAGGAAGCCCCAGCATCTTTTTTGTAAACTTTAAATTGTGTAGTTCCGTCAACCCATATACGATCACTTTCTGCAAATGTATAATGCGAACTAGTTGATAGTGCAAGATCACGCTGTGCATCAGTTGTAAATCTTACAGGACGAAGCACAAGTACTTTTGCATAGCTGGCATCTTGATCAATGAATTCGTCTATGAAAAACTTGGCATCACTTGCTGTGTCTGTGCCAGTAACAGTATGAAATCCACTGATTGCTGGTTTACTGTTGGTGTTTAACAATAATACAATGTCGCCTTTTTGTAAATTGTGTGCTTTGTTACAGGAAACTTCTGCGTCATTTCCTGTACCTGTAGTAGCCGCGGCACATATTTTACTGGCGTATAATTGTGGGTCCATGACTTTAAACACATTCCAACCATTAAATTTTCCTGTAATGTTAGCGTTAACTGATGTATATCCAAGTTTAGTATCATCTGCTACCCAAATGTATTCTAAAAGAGGTTCTCCGATAACTGTCCATTCACTCGCATCAAATGTGTTTGAAGATTGACTTGTTGTTGCATTTCTTGTTATACCCAAGATGTTGCTGTTGATACCAAGGTCTAGAGCGGCCTGTGTATTGTTCATAATGCCTGAAGCATTTGTACTCTTGATTACTATTCTGTTGTTTACCACTGACGCTGAAACACCTGTGATTCCTGCATCATTGATTTTTTGTGCAACCAATCCTACACTTAAACTTGCCTGTGAAGTTGATGTTGTGGTGGTTGCAGTAAGAGTACCTGTGGTAAATCCACCTGACAGATCTGCTACAGCCGTACCTGCCACAGTTAAGTTAGGATCTGAAGATGATGTTGTTTTTGAAACTTTAACTTTGTTTGTGTCTTGTACTACTGCACCAACGTTGGTAATACCTGCATCATTGATTTGCTGTACAACTTCAGCGACAGTTAGTGCCGCCGTAGTTGATGTTGTTGTGTTATCAGATCCTACGTGGGTTAATGTTCCACTTGATGGGAATGTTGTACCAGCGTTGTCAACTTCTGCATTGCCTGTGCCTGCTCCAATGGTTAGATCTTTGTCACTAGCTGTTCTACCACCTCTTGTTATTGTAAGTTGATTGCTTACCAAAGATGCTGTAACATTTGTAATACCTGCAGAGGTAATTTTGTTTACAATCTCTGTTGCTGAATACGTTTTAAACTGTGTGTCTGCTTCTGACATAACAATAATAGTGCCGGATATAGCAGTAGAATCGTTTGCAGATGCTGTTAACCAAACATGTATATCATCTGTGTATGTGCTTAAATTAAATGCATTTTGTGTGGTTGTCTCATCTGCTCCATTTACAGGAGTTGAGCCACTTAAAACATCTGCAGTCACATAACTTGTTCCTGCTTTTTCGTTAATTATGGTTACATCTTGTGTAAGGAATGTTAAAATATGTCCTTGTAGTGTGGCGTTACCAGTTGCACCATGTTCAGTAACCAGCACACTTGTATCAAAACCTGCTTCACTGGCGTTCAAGTAAGTGTCAAGTTTTGTTCTAGTAGAAGCGTTACCATACACACTTTGAAGTGAATTTCTTAAATTTGTCCAGGCTGTAATTCTATCTGCGGCCGTTACACTTGAAACAGTTGCACTGGTCATTTGATCTCCAACACAGTAGTTCCAATCTCTGTTAACTGTGATTGCTTCTGTGTCATTGAATGTTACAGTAGTACCATTAATAATCAATGTTTTTGTGGCACTACCTACAATGGATGGATTAACTGTGCTACCTGCTACAGCAAAGTCTGGATACGTTGTTGTTGTTTCAGATTTTGCAAATGTAATTGTTATTCCGTCTAGTATCAATGTGTCTCCACCATTTACAACAGGTGATGCATTTGATGTAACATCGATGGCGTTGTAAGTAACAGTGGTAACAGGATTAGTTAAATTGATTGTGTTACTGTCAATCACGAGTGTACCGCCTGGTAGTAACACCGGATTGTTTACAGTACCATTCCATGTGATTGGATTTCTTGTTGTATCGAAGCCTGTAGCATCTACATTACATTGATACACATATTCCTGGTATCGCACTTTGTCGCCCAGCTTGTAACTGGTTGTGTTATCCCATGCAAGAATGGTTGCATAATCTTTTGTTTCGTCGTATAATGTTGATATATCATCGATTGTTAGTGCCTGTTCATCTACTTCAGTTATTAACGGATAGCCTGCATTCTTTAACCAATCATCAAATTCTGTAAATGTGCTATCAGTTTGGTAATAGTAGTTGTTGCCCAATGTAAACTGATTAGGTGATGTAAGTTTGGTTACAAGTCTTTTGTCGTCTTGCTGTAGTGTTAGAATTTCATCATTAAGATTATCAGCATTACCATCATTTTTAATTTTCACACCCTGTGGATTACCTTGAACTAGATCATCATTAAATTCTAGTTCAATATGTGTTCTATTATTACCAGCAAAGTTGCTTGATTTTAACAACCATTGATCATTGATATCAAAAGAGTCTGTGGCAGAATTTACAACTTCTTCGTGCCTGCTCAATGATTTTAAATTTTCTTTTGTACCTTTAGTGGCAATAGCACTACGATAAAAATCAAATGAGTTATCTTCAGACACAGGCAGTTCTTGTGCCCATTCAGGTTTATTATATCCAATGGATGTTTGTGCAATTTTTCGCTTTTCTGAATTCAATGCATTACTGTCAATCACAAAATAATCATCTTCAACTTCTCTAACACTTGAATCATAGTTTTGTCTTAGTCCTGTATTTTCTACTAGGTAACCTTTTGTGCTAGGATCACCTGTCCAATTGATTGTTCTTCTACCTTCTAGTTTATATGTTTCAAATCCCATACCTATGTCTGGTCTATACACAATGTCATTGAATGTGGTTTTATTTTCCAACACAATGAGATGTTCCCATTGTACAAAATTAATACTCATTCTTAGAATTGCTAGACCATCGTTTGTGTAAATTCTTGTTCCGTCTGTGTTTCTAGTTGCTTTAATATTACTCAGTTGCGATTCAGCAGTTTTTGATGTTTCTGTTCTATCTTCAACCAGTACAGTTTTATTTGTTGTGAATATACTGTCACAGAATCTATCAAGGCTGTCTTTGAATAATAAGTCATTGCCTCCATGTGCAAAATATATACTGTTGAGCGATGCTGTTGAGGCCCATTCCAGCAATGAGTTTACAACTCCACGATAGTTAAATGTTTTAAGCCCTTTGTCGATTAACCATTCTGTTCTTCCTGCAACAAAATTAGCCAGGTCTCCTATGTTTGTAAACAGGTAATCATAATCGATTTGCTCTGGAGTTGCTCTAGAATCCCATTTATCAAATATGTCAGCAGATAGACTTCCGTAAGTTATGGTTGTTGTACTGCCTTGATTTGCATTGAAATACTCAAAATATTTTTTATCAGGTTCAAAACCTGACACTCGATAACCGCCTGATAGTTTAACTATTTTAACTGCACTGAAATTAAATTTTACTTTTGCAGAGCTTTTGTGCAGAGCTAATTCTATATCGTTGTCTTGCATTACAAATGGAGACTTGACACTATTACCTAGTGTTCTTACTCGTATAATATTTTTATCTGTATAACCTTCTACGTTAATGACTGGCTGTGCTGAAGTTAATTGATTTCTAGCATGTATATCTACAGTAAATTGTGATGATGTGTTCTGTAACCAAATCAATGCCAATAGTCCTGTTGTTCTGTATATACTGCCTTTTTTAACTGAAACAGTAGTAACAGCACCAGAACCTGTTGTGTCTGTGATTGTTAAACCAGCATTGTTGTATCCATATCCGCCATTGGTTATTTTAATGCCTTTGATTACACCACCAGATACGATTGCTACCGCTGTTGCTCCAATGCCGTCACCTGTAACTGTAACAGTAGGAGATGAACTGTATCCTACACCACCATTGGTTACAGTAATTTTATCTAATGTGCCTTTGTTAATTGGTGATCCATAAACTGGATCAGTAACAGCAGGACGAGATTTTGTTTTGTTATTAATAATATTGTTAGGTATAACACTACTTGGATCATGGAACTGTTGCCAAAATGTGTGAGGTGCATTTCTAAATCCTGCTTCTACTAGTGCAAATTTATACGCACTTGTTTTCTTAAATTCATCTTCTGCTACTGTACCATCACCGATAACAAAATCTTTTGTTGTAACGCCTGCTGTGGCCCAACCTGCTGTAACAATATCTTGTTGAACTCCTGCCACGGTAATCAAGTTTCCAATTGGTTGTTTTACCACATATTTTCTATCTGTTCGCTCTGTGCCCGCTGGATTTGTGTACATGCCTTTGTTGAGTGCTACCAACAAGGCGGCTCGTTTGGCATCACTACCACCATTTGCAGAATCTTTCCAATCATAGTTTGAATTCCACCATGTTGGACGACTTCTATAGCCTAACATTTCCCATGGGTTATTCAGAGGATCAGCAGTTCCACAATAGTATTCAATTACACCAGATTGTGTTCCAGGTAGCGTAACACCGTCTGAATCAGTTTGGTTACTGTAGTTTGCCGCACCACCAGAAGCCAAACTTGGATATTCTTTATTGTTGCTGTCTAACCAATATTCAAACACAGCTCTGTAATTTTTGGCCCATTGTGTGCGTGTGCCTTGTCCGTGTATGTATCCGCCTGGATGTCTTGGATTAAATTCTTTTACATCATTGTAGTTGCGTACCTGAACAAAACCTGCATACACTCGTTTTTCAAGTTCCCAAAGTATTGCAGTGGTAACATCATAGTTTACCTCTTGTGGTCTGTATAAGTTGTCCGTTTCAGCACTGGTTACTGTCATTTGAGCACCATCATGTCCAGTTAATATCGTACCACCTGCATCTATTTCTGGTTCAACTGGTTGAAGGAAATTAAGTTTACATGCTGACCAAGGAACAAAACTGTTTCCATATTTGCTGTAATAGTCTATGGATAATACTGCTGGTACGTTTGCATTTAAATTCACAGCAGAAGAAAGTGTAAGTTTGTTTCCGTCTAATGTGTAATCTCTGTCTCTTATCAACATCTTTTCTACATAAGCAGAAACACTAGCATCATAATCTTTAAGATATACGTACACATGATCTTCACAATTTGTGGTTGTGTAATCATAGTTTTCTGTGTTCTCTAAGAAAAATTCTACAGTGGTATCTGATACTGTGATGTCCTGTTTTTTACAGTTGTAAAAGAAACACATACCTGATGTAGCATATCTAAATGTATTATTTCTACCTACATTCAATTGATTCATAGTTTCATTGAATAATTCTCTAGTGGTTGTGAATGTGTCTGTATTGCTTACCTGCTTGGCTTTGTTAACCAATTGATTTTTAAAACGATCATAATCGTTCATTACATTGCGAATACCAAGCACAGTATTTCTATTGTTTTCTTTGATGTATTGTGATATGTTCTGTGCAGGGTTACCTTGTAATATAGTCCCGCCAAAATCAGTTTGCTTACTGCTGACATAATAATTGCTAACCCCACCTACACTTGCATGTTCGCCTGGTAGACTGCTAATTTTATCGCCAAAATGTCTGCGTAGGTCAGCATGTGTATGTTCACCTAGCACAGTACCAATTGGATTGTATTGGAAATTAATGCCTGTTGCCCAGTTGCTGGTTGTTTGTTTTGCACCTTTAGGAGCATAACGCAATTCAATTACATCACCAACATCAAGATCACCAACAATCACATTTTCTGCACCCAGCGTATAATTTTCTGTTCTTTCTCCGTTTTTGTAAACAGTATGTTTGAACTGAATAAAACTGCCGGCATTTCCGGCATAGCCTGTGTCTTCGTCTACAATGTACACTTTGCCCATAGCACCTGATCCAGATCCACTGGCTTTGTATTTGCACACTCTATCATAGTTTGCACTATTTGAATCAATAGCAACGCTGAGTGTTGCGCCATTGTCTGTTACTGTGATACCAGGAGCAGATGTGGTGCCATCTGTTTCTTTGACAAATGTTAGATCTGTTTCTGTGCTATCATAATCTTTACGTATGGTTACAGTTGTTCCTGCAAACAAATATACATTTGGATTAAATCCTACAAGTCCATGATAGTTTTTAGGAGTGTCTTGATCTTTTTCAAACACGGTCCATTTGTTTTGCATGTATGAAAAAATAAATTCATCAGCATGTTTTTGTATATGATTTTGTCCTACCGGTATTGTGGCTGTGTTTGCATCGTCAACAGTTACCACTGCGGTTTCTGTTGCATAATATGTTTTGTCCAAATTTTGGGCTCGTAAAAAACCTTCTGCATAAGTTGTTGTGTTATCATTGGCAGTTGTACGTTTAGCAAAATACATCAAGCCTGTAATATCCTTAGGATTTGTGTTTAAATCATACTGATAAGTTTTTGATACCAATGGGTGTTCAAACATCAGTTCACTGGCACCAGCAATTGAATTGTATTTTGCTTGAAACCCTAGTGTTGTGTCTTCAGTGGCGGCTGAATTAATAACATAGTTAAAAATTGTACTGCCTTCAAAATCATTGTTTGCATAATGCGTGGCAATTTCATTGTTGCTAGAATCAAACAGATCAAATTTTGGTGCTTGACCTTTGCTTTCTTTTTGCTGTGGTCTGGTCCATTCACCATCATAATACACTAGGTCAGGACCATTATAATTTTCTGGGTATGTTGGACCCATGATTGTGTGTACTTTATCATTGTATGTAGGATCTAATACCTGCTGTAGAGCAATGGCTGAACCTACACCACTGACTCTAAATACTCTATTATCATATGTTGTATTTCCTGTGTTTAAAAACAGTATGGTATCATTGTCTTGAATGCCTTTGTCGTACACTCTTTTCCAATTTGTTGTGTCTACAACCAAGTCTGCATCTAATGGATCATTGTCTAGGTTCTTGGCTACCTTTGATTCAAAATACCAATAACTTCCGCCCACTAACTCTCTTACTACATCACCTATAGCATATTCTGTAGCTGATGACCAATCAACAACACCAGTGAAAAAGTTATAATTGGTTTGACCTATAATATCTGTGCCTGTAAATCTTTTTGTTATAAAATCTACATTGCGTGTATGATAAGGATACTTTTGTCCAACAGTTGGATGACCACCATAGTTGTATAGAATTATATCTTTTTCAAATTCAATGATAGGACGTTTTGCTCTATTAGAATCTGAAGCATAAGTTGTAAAATCTTCTCCAGTTAGGCGACAAGATTCAACAATAGCATTATAGTGTTGCCATTGATTTACTCTGCTCCATGCATTGGCATCCATAGCATTTGATTCCATACAAACATATTCATGTCTTCTGTTTTCAATTTCTGTGTAATCATAAGGTTTATCGTCCAGCGGATCCATATCAAATCCACTTGGTTGATGCACACTATACAACATCATTCTGCTGAGTATGGTTTTGCCATTTTCATCTTGTGTTTGCATCAATTCAATTGAATCGCCTACATTATGAACTATGTAAGTGTTACCATAGTAATTTATATCAGTCATTCTAAAGTGTAACACTTCCACAATGTCTCCGGTGTCTGGAAAATTGCCATGTGTGAATGTTAATGCTGTACTGTTAATTGCATAATGAGTGGTAACAGTTTTTCTTGTTCCACCAACCAATACTACAACCAACGAATAACCTGTGTTTGCTAGTGTAAACTTGCCACCTGTTTTTGCTGTACCACCTGATGAATATGCTGTGTAGGTTGTACCGTTGACACTTGCAGTTAATCCTGAATCTGTGTACAGAGCAAATGTGTTTGGTGTTAGTACATCAATGTAATACACATTGTTATTCAATTGTGTCATACCAACTACACCTGTGATGTTGATAAGTTCACCATCTGCTAATCCGTGGTTAGCACTTGTCTGAATCACAACAGGATTAGCACCAGTGGCACCAGAAATTGATAAGTTGACAGATGTGCTTGTAAAGTTTTCTGTGACTTCAGGTGCAAATTTAATTTTCATTCCGCTTAGAAAATCAATATCACCTATATCGCTTGTGGTAAGTTTGTAGCGAGTTTGTCCTAGCATATCATCTGGATCAAAGTTTGTATTAGGTTTTACATTTATAACTGGTAGATCATCTTTACACCAATAATAGTTTGAGTAGTTTACAAATTTATCATAGTCAATTGGTGGTGAATAGGTGTATCCAAAGTTTGACCCATTGGGTCTATTACCTTCATAATTTAAATTATCAATGTCAGACAGCATGTCTGTGTATGTGTAAATTTCACTGATAGAATCTGTGAGAGCTGGATTTTTAACAACCAATCCAGGAGAACCATTGTAAAAACGTTTGGCTGTGTCACTGGTGCCTACCATGTGATCTTTGTCTTTATTGTGATGGCCACCTTTGATTTTACCAACCCAGTTGTCTAGAGTTTCAAATGATGCTTTACTGATCATTTGATCTAGTGTGCTTTGTAATAGTTTTTTGTTTACTGTGGTATTAAGGTACTGAGGTAGATAATCAGAACTTTTGATTTCTTCTACTTTTTTAATTTTACCAGGCTGGTTGCCAGGTAATTGTTCTTTTACCGACTTTGCACTATAATCTTCAGCCATTAGTAACTGCTCCCGCCACCACCGGAGCTACCTCCACTATTGCCACTGCCTAGTCCACTACCACCTGATGTTGAACTGTACAATCCTGTTGCAACGCCACTGGTTTCTGAGCTATTAATAAAACTACCTGTTGTACTCTGTAAATTAGATCTAGACAAGTTATCTACAATTTCAACTTGGCTTGTGTTTGCTCCATTGATAAACAATTCATCACTGTTACATGTGATTTGAAATAAACTACCAAATACACTTTCTGTGTCTTGTGGTACAATAACAAAACTAGCAACCGTACCTGCCAATGATTGATGAATGTACGCACTTAGTTCTGTAAAATAAAAAGTTTCTCCAAACTCCCAGCGAGTTGGATCAAAATAAATGTTGATAGCATTTATTACAGTACTTCGTATTTCTGTATCAGTCATGCTAGTACCAGGCACTTTAACAACACGGAAAGTTGCTTTCAAGGCCGAATCAGCATAATCTCCAAACAGTACTTTGTATTTGACTGGTCTGTACACTATGGTATCACTTGCACTTTTCTTGTTTTCTAAAGTTGAAAATTGTCTTCGTAAATCGTCGATACTAGGCTGTAATGGTTTAGTATTTTCAGATTGGCTCGTTGAGTTTACCCAATTTTTAAAGTCTGTGTGATAGGATTGTGTTAACACAAATACATCCATTATGTTAGTAGATGCTGGATCTATTCTTTTATCTGTGGTTGCAACATGCTGATATCTAAAATCAAGTGTTGTTCTACCACTGGCAGTTGTGCTACCTGTACTTGAATATCTTGTATAATCATATCCATCTTCTTTGACTGTACCTAGTGTAATTGTATCACTGCCAACAACTTTTGTAAAAGCATCAGGAATATCTGGTAAGTTGCCATTGTCAGGATTACCTAGTGTAAGTCTAACTTTTTTAGGATCTGTGTGTCCATCTTTTTCAATAAAGTTTCCATAAAAGTAAAATGTATAATCTGTTCCTAACCGTGCAACACTGGTGCCTGACTTGTTATTAATTTTAAGTATTTTGATATTATCTCTTTTTGGTTTACCAGTGATAGCATCTAGTTTTAAACGTTCATTGCTGTTATAAAATTTTGTGCTACCTTCAGTTTCAAAAACATACTGTACGGTTCTAGCCATAAATCTTCTACGTAGAGAGGAGTAATCGCATCTTAGAATCCAACTTTGATCCAAGTTTGCACCACTGGTATCTCCAGCATTGGTTAAACTCCAGTTGCTGACTGCATTGTTTGTTTTGGTACTGCTAGGTATATTATTTGTTGTTACCACTTCCCATTTGCTGTTAAGTGTGTCATAGCGTAAGCCAAACGTTTGATTCAATGATAGTGCAGAACTAATTGCTGTTTTTTCTGCAGAACTAAATCTTGTATTCCACACAGGCCATACTGCTCTCAATCTTGCATTGTTGCTAACCTCTTTGTTAAAAACTATTGCTCCAAGACCATTTTCGTTTATACCTGTGCTGTTGCCATTGGTGTCATTTGCACCCAAGCCATCTGCCACTACATTTGTAACTCTAGCCCATATGGTTTCTAAACTGCCTACGTTTACTTTTACGCTACAGCCAGCACCTGCACCTGAATCAGTGATCTTTGCCACTGTAAATTCATCATATCCTGAGCCTGGGTTAGTTACTGTGATACCTGTGATAGCACCACTCTGTACAGTTGCAGTTGCAGTTGCACCTGTGCCTGCTCCAATTATATCAACTGTTACAGTTGAATATCCTGAACCTTGATTGACAACAGAAATACTGCTGACCTCTCCTTCAACAAAGTTTTTGTCTGTGCTGGTGTCTACAATAAATTCACACAAACTGCCTGTTTTAAGATAACGCAAGTTTCCTGAAGCACCAGTTGACACTCGTTGCACACTATTTGCAACACCTGAAATCAAATAACCTGTACTACCACTTTGTTTTTGCCATTTGTATGCGTTTGTACCATTGCTGGTGGTTGCTTTGGTATAGTTAAATGTTTTTGTTGAAAATTTTGTATAGTAAAAATTTATTACTTCTGCATCACCTAGGTATGGCTCAATGTATTTTTCAATGATACCAAGACTGTTCAATGTAGAAGGCAATGCTAATTCAGTGGATTTTACTTTACCTTCATTGTATATAATACCATCATTTCCAAAATGCGTAATGTCTTGATAGTTTCCAGTTGGATCTATGTTGTCAACAAATCTGCTGTGACCACTGTGTGTTCTATTAAGTGCTTTTATCTTTTTAATATTACTACTGACGCTGTAAGGATAAACTGTATAATCTTCTGCACTTACCATACGATCTTGAGAAGTATATGTTTGTGGTGCATTCAGTCTTATATCAGCATTTGTTTCACCTGAACTTGCTGTGCTGATATTTTCTTTAAGCTGAATGCCAATGGTAGCTGTGTAGCTGTTGCCATCAGCACCTGTATAGTCCATGGTAATTGTTTGTTTACCTACATCAACTGGTCGTAGTGTGTATGTTTCATTCCTGCTTGTTCTAAACCAAATTCTAGTTGTGCCTTGCGGAATATTACCAAAATTACCATCACTGAATTTGATACTTACTGCATTTTCACTTCTACTTTCTGTGCTAAAAATATTTCTATCTGAATTGACCAAACTGTTATAAATCACGTTGTTACCAGTTAATGCACTTACATTGGTCCAATCTGCAGAAACTGTTCCGTTTTGGTTAATACTTTGTACAAATACATCTGTATCATTGATATTTGGTGTGTTAATATCAATGATTTTGTTCATCTGTGGAGATGTAATTCCGTAGTCTTCAAACGCAAGTGTGCCTTGTTTAAGGCCTATAAAAAATCCTGTGTTATCACCTGCTATACCTGTATTGTTATTTCTGTAAATGATATCAGTTCCGGCCGCTGGCGATGGTATAGATTCTCGGATTGAATCATTGTTGCTGTCATATCTCAAACCTACAAATTCAAAATTGTCTGTCTGACCATTTGCTGTAGCACTAAATTTAAATACTGGCTGACCTACAGAACTGTTCATTCTATAAAAGTCAAACTTTTCTCCAGATATTGTTTTGCTACTGGTAGGTGAACCAAATGGAGTTGTACTCTGTAGTACAGCATTCATGATTGTAATAAAGTTTTCATATTCAGTTGCGTTTTCAAAACTTACTTTACTGTTCTGTAAGTTTGTACCATTGATGTCATACACAATTTCATTGGTTTGTATGTCAACTATTTTTGCAAAACCAAATGCTGGTAGATTGCGTCTTACTCGATAGTTAATTAGATTAGATTGTCTAATCAAACTTTCACGTCTTTGAGCTGTGCCAAAGAAGTTTTCTCTAGTGGCATAGTCTAATCTAAAAGCAAGGTTGTGTCCAAAGTATGACACAAGATCCATCAATGCAACAAATTCAGAACTTTGAATCCAGTCATTGTATTCTTCTGGGTAAGTGTTCTGCACATAGTTTACCATTGCTGAGCGTATGGTATCAAAATCATATGCTTTAAAATTACTGTTTGCAAAACTTTCGTAAACTACTGTAAAATCTTCAGCCGCAAATAATGTATTTTGTCTAGTTCCTTGTGCCATTACTGTATATCTCTTTCATATGCGAGGAAAAGGTCCTCTTCTTGTCTATTTAGATATGACACTTTTAACTGTACAGTCAAATTGTTATTATCTTCAATTATGTTCAAATCTATTAGACTCCATCTAGGATCCAACCCAATGATCCTTTCAACATCTGCTTGTATTTCTGAAATGCTTAAATCATCCATTGGTTCAAAAACCATCATTGGAATAATGCTTCCAAAGTCAGGATCCATCACACGTTCGCCTATGCGTGTAAAAAAATGATTTTTTAGATCCTGAATGGCAAGGTCCTTGTCATGCAAAATCTTAGGCACTAATGGCTGATCAACGGTTGTATATCCTACAAATCTCATACATTTATTTATGAGCAAAAAAAGTGGTGTTTTTACGTTGTGTAAGAATCAGTTTTATACAAAGATGCAACTTCTCTTTGACGCATTTCACTCATATTTGGCAGAAACTTTTGTGTTTCTCTATAATAGCTGTGTTCTGCTTGTCTTTTATTGTATCCATTAATGATGAATGAATATTTCCTACGCAACCTTTGTATGCCTTGGTTTCTTAGAAACACTCTGCTGTTTAAATATCCATAGTCGCCCAATATCATTATGGTGCCTGCCTGTTGATTTAAATTAAAATCTCTTTTGTCATTGATGATCATACTTGCCACTGTTTCCCAATCTTTGGCAAGTATTTTTTCTTTGACATCATAGATACCAGTTGTGGTTTGCACTTTATTGACCTGTCCGGTGGTAATAAAAAATATTACCAGTGCATCATATTGTGCTTGTGTAATGTAAAACTCTTTAGGCAAAATATTTTTAAGGCTTTTTTCTTTGTTTTTAACACTAATAATCCAATCACTGAATGCATCAGCTTCAGTTATGCCATATGGGTATTTGTCATCATTGTCTACTGTGATATATCCAAGCACACCTTTTTCTGTGTGCATTTTAAATGTGTATGTCTGTAACAGTCTGCTAACAGCTTTTGCACTCAATTCTCTGTTCTCAATAACTTCTTCATTGGCTGTGTCCAGCGTGTTGCGAATTGTAAATTCACTCCATTCAATCAATGAACTTGTAGGAAATACGGTGCTCGTGTTTGTCAGTCTTGTCATCTTGGACCTGCTCCGCCTGATTCGGCACCTCCTGCCGATGGGGCCGCTTTAGTTTC